TACAAGTCAGTATCACCTGATGTAAATTAAGAGTAAAAATACTATGAGTTCAGAACAAGAGATAGAACAAGAAATTCAAGAAAAAGGTTTAACAGCTCCACGTTTAACTCCTGAGTTAATTGATCAGACAATAAAAACATCAGATTTTCATGTATTTTCAGATTCGTGTTTAACGGTCTGCTGCATAACATTGCAGAATGGGTTTACAGTAACCGGAGAAAGTGCATGTGCCAGTCCTGAAAATTTTAATGCTGAGATTGGTGAGAAAATTGCTTATGGGAATGCTCGGGATAAAATATGGGCGCTTGAAGGTTATTTGCTAAAGCAAAAATTATCAGAACTGGAGAGCAAATAATGAGGAGATGGTACATATAGCCTTGCTGAAGCTCTTACATTTGTTCCTGATGTACAAATCAAAGAGACTGAAGTTAATGGTGTTGTTACAGGACGTAAATTAACAAAAAATTAATACTGTTAGAGGGTATCACCCCTCTCTAATTAAAGATGGGAAATATAAAATGACTGAAAATAATGATTTAAATATTCATGGTGAGCCAAAGCTTACTGAGCAGGATGAGTTAAAAGCATTAAAAGCTAGAGCAGATTTAATGAAGATTTCATATCACCCTAATATTGGTGTTGATAAATTAAGGGCTAAACTACAAGAACAGCTAGATAAATCTCCTGAACAGTTAGCGTTAGAGAAAGATACTATTCCTAGTGCTAATCAGAACTTTGATAGCCCTGATAAAAATCAACATGCTAAACGTGAAACACCTGCTGAGCGTAAAATTAGAGAGCGTAAAAAAGCTTCTAGGTTAATTCGTATTAGATTAAGCTGTATGAATCCAGCTAAAAAAGCATGGAATGGTGAAGTGTTTACTGTCAGTAATTCTGTTGCTGGTACGCATAAGAAATTTGTACCTTTTCATGCACCAAATGGATGGCATGTTCCTGAAATTATGGTCGGTATGATTAAAGATCGTAAATTTGTTGAGCACTACATTGCTGGAAAAGATGCTAAAGGAAGGGACATTAAACGTCATAGATTGGTTCCTGAATTTGTAGTTGCTGAGCTACCTCCTCTAACTCCAGAAGAGATCCAAGAATTAAAAGTACAGCAAGCATTATCTAGAAGCACTGAGGATATATAAATATGGCTGGTATAGCAGTTTCAGAGTTAACCCAAATCCAATTAAATGGTAATGGTGTATTTGATAAACTAATGTCTGCTGTTGATGCTAGATTAGCTGAACAGCACTCATTAAATAGGCTTACTGAGAGTGAGTATGGCACTATTTATTTAAATGCTATGCAAACTGCTATGGCTCAAGCCATACAATTTTTAATTTCTACAGAATTATTAGATGTTCAGCGGGACAAAATCCTTGCTGATATTGAGTTAGTCAATTCTCAAAGGGACAAGATTGCTGCTGAAATATTATTAACTCAGCAACAATTGATTAATGCACAAGTACAAAAAGAAATTTTGGAACTGCAGAAGGATAAGACTAATGCTGAAACTGACCTATTAACTCAAAAGGTGAAAACGGAACAGGCTCAGATTTTAGACACTATTGATGGCTCTCCGGTACTCGGATCCATTGGTAAGCAGAAAGGGCTGTTACAGGCTCAAACAGACGGTTTTGCTCGTAAAGCTGAGCAAGACCTGTCTAAAATATTGACAGACTCTTGGTCTGTTAGACGGACTACTGATGAAGCTACAATTCCTCCTAATGGTTTAAAGGATGATGACATAACTCTCGTAGTGGAAAAAGCTATGGCAGGTATTAATATTTAATACAGAATAGGCGGTTATATTCTATGGGGTTTTTTAAAAAAACTAAGAAAATTATAACCGTTTCTGTTGTTAATAATCATTTAATTGATGCAGCTAATTTTCCACATACAATTAAAGAATCCGTTCTAGCTTCTATTAAAAAGGGTGAGTCAATCCCCACTAATTTAATAGCAGCGTCTATTACTAATTTTTCATCTAAAGTTAGGAAATATCAGAGATTTGGTGAAACTGGTTATGTAAATAGGCTACCTACAAGCTCATCTATTTTAATAGATCCTCCTTTAGCTCTACTAACCAGTGTATTCTCTCAAGTAGAGGGAGAGAGTGTTTCTGATTTAGAAGCTTCATTTGATTTCCTTGATCCAAATTCTTTTGGTTTAGTGTATATGCAAGACACTTATGGATGGGAATCACATATCAATATTATTACTTTAAATGGAGTGAATTTTGAATTTTTTAAATTAGAGTTTTTTCCTGAAGAGCAATCTACTCCAGATGGTTCTCCCTTACCTAATAGGATTGAGTTATCGTATAGAGAAATAGCCAATAATAGTAATGTTGTAGTGGAGTCTGTTGATACTCCTCCTCAATCTTTTACTTATTATTTTGGCAGTTACCGTTTAACCTCCCAACCAGCAGGACATACAATATATTTCTTTTATGATACAGCTTCTCATATACACCCTGAATTAGATTTAGTGGGTTTGAATAGTTTTCAGGATGTATATTACCCAATAGCAATATTGAGGTCTGCATTTAGGAATATTAACTCAGATCGTACAGGTGTACCGTTTAAGTCTACTAAAAAATTATTACAAAAAATCTCTATTGATGTGGATACGACACTTAATGCTATAAATTCTAATGGAAATATTGGAATTATAAGTGACTCATTTATTAATTTTGCCATCAATATGGGAACTGAAGTAGAAGAGTCAAAGCTATACTTGTATAAATATTTTTTTAGACTTGGTTTATTATCAGGAACTATTCCTGATACCTTTAATCAAGTTATCCAAAATAATGTAAATAATGGTACGTCTACAAGACCTCCATTTACAGTATTCTCTGTAACTGAGGGTACATATAACACACTGATTAGTTTTAATTTTATAACTATAACGACTTTTCAAGGCAAAGTAGGACAAGTTGGAAAAGCATCTAAACAATTTATAGCCAATGCTCCACTTAATTTTGACGGTACATTTGATAATCTACAAGGATTTCAGTCAAATATAGAGGTTAATAATACTCAGTGGGTATTAACTCTCCAAGAGACAGAAACAACTTATACAGAGGTGCGTGTACAGGGATTAACTACACGCACAGTTATAGGTGGTAAAAACGCTTCTTCAAATAGTGGAAATATAGATTCATTAATGATCCCTATTTCTAAAACTGTTGTAGATACGCTTAATAGTTTTCAGGAAGAAATAGTATTACTGGATGGTTTGAATTTAGCTATTTATACTTTTCAAGTAAAAAAAGTAAAAGTATTTAGTGGGTTCTTTAAAATTTTCATATTAGTTGTAGCAGTTGCTGTGAGTATATTTTTTAGTCCTGTAGCAAGTGCAGGATTCTCTGCTTTAACAGAAGCCGCAGTAGTTAGTTTAGTAACCAAACTCGCTATTAGTTTTGCTATTGGCTTTTTAGCCAAAAAAATAGGGGGAGCAGCCGGAGCTATATTTTCTATTGTTGCATTTATATATCTCCCTACTAAGTTTGGTGGTTTGGGTGGCGAATTATCTAATATGCCTTGGGCAGAAACTGCTTTAAAATTAACATCAGGGGTTATTAATACTGTATCCAATAGTGAGTTAGCTGGTACACAGAGTGAGTTACAGAAATTACAGCAGAGATTTGATAGTTTAGATTCTCAAGTATCAGGAAGAGAAAAACAAATTAATGATGCTAAAGATTTATTGGCAGACCCTAATTTTACTCTAGATCCTCTCTATATTCTTAATGTTGGGTTATACTTTAATTTAGATGAAACGCCTGATAGTTATTTTAATAGGACTCTAAATACTGATCCAGGTAGTACTACCTTAGAGGCTATAGATGTATTTGTTGAAAATTCTTTAGAACTACCTACAACTAATATGACTCTACAACCTAGAAATACACAATCACAAGGTACATCCTCTGTAGGATGGTTCACTATTTAAAGGAAGTTTTATAATGACACAACAATTATTCAGTCCAAATGATTTTAATACATATGATCCTAGTTTTAATTCGTTAGGTGGATACGGAGCATCTAATAATAGTAATTTTACTGCGACTAGCCCTTTTTTAGGAAAGGTTTCTAATGATGTATTTTTAGATCCAAACAATTTTAAAAGTCTTGGTGGAGTAGGTGTTACTCCAACAGATAATGGAATCTTTGGAGATATCTTGGGTAGTTTTAAAGAAGGTGGAGCAGCGTTAGGTATAGCTGGTTTACTTGGTGATCTGTATTCTGGGTATCAGAAAAATAATTTAGCTAAACAACAGCTTAAATTAGGTAAACAGCAATTAGCTACACAGACTGCATTTGCTAATAGAAATTTAGCTAATCAAGCTCAGAACATTAATACTAGACTGGAAGATCGTCAGAGAGCGCGTATAGGCTCTACAGGCGACAGTAATGTATCAGGTACACAATACCAGTCTTTAGCTAATTACTTGCCTAGAAACCGGATTGACGGCTCACCAATAGCATAAGGAAACATCATGGCAGTCATTACATATAAAAATGTCAATGCACCTAATTTTGCAGCTGCAAATTCTCTAATTAATGCAGGCACTACTAATGCAGGAAATGCGTTTGATATTAGTGGAGCTATTGCTAGATTTCGACAAGATCAGGCATCTCGATTAAATAACATTAATACAGGTTTAAAAAACATTGCTGCCCAACAGGGAATTGATGAGAATCAATTTAAGTTGGATCATCAACAACAAGTATTTGATACAAATCAAGATATTAGTGATGCTGCTTTACGAAAAAATCAGCTACTTAATGACCAGAATCAATTTATTGTTGATCATCAAAAAGATGATAAAGCCAGACAAGTTGCAGCTTCTGAAGCAGTAGCAAGGAATGCTGAATTGCAACGTCAGAATCTTGCCCAACAGTTAAAAACTCGACAATTTAAATTGGATAATTTAGTAAAAAACAAGGAACAAACAGATTCTGTAAGTAAGCAAGTTAATGACAGAATAAGTAAAATTGCAGGTCTTCGTGCTGATAATGCAGGAATTATTAAAGAAATACAGGATTCTAATGAGTTTGGTAAAGCTATAGATTTTAGTAATGGAGTGCCAAGACCAACACAATTAGATCCAAATACTTTTAAAGGCCAACGACCTGAGGTTATTGCTGCTGCGCGTGAAGCACTTAAAGGAACTTTTGACAAGTTCGCTGCTGTAGCTAAAGGAAAAGGGTTTAAAAAAATAGCTGATAATAAAGAGTTATCAAAAGCCTTTGGTCTTTCTTTGAGAGATCAAGGATTTAGCCAACAAGTTATAGATTCAGGTGTAGCACAATTTGATAAAGGATTAGCTAGTCTAAATAAAACTCTAACGCCTAAACAGAAAGCTAGACAAGCTGCCAATATAGAACAGATTAACACTCTTACTACTAATAAGATTACGGATTTAAAAAATCAATTAGGGGCATTTAAAAAGGATCATCCTTTTAGTCCACAGATTTCTCCTGCACAAGAATCAAAGGAGAAAGCAGGTGTACTCGCTTATATAAATAAAGTCTTTCCTGCGAATAATTATATTGGTGCTTCCTTTAAAGACAATGAAGGAGGCGACTCTTTAAGAAGCACTGTAAATGATGCATTTGCAGGTATAAGGCTGAAGGATGGAAGAATAGTCCATCCTACTGCTAGACAAGTAAAAGCTGCATTATTAGCCTCTCAAGAAGTTGATCCAGATCCTACAAATACATCAGATAATACTGTAAGTTTAGATGTTTTTCATGAGGTTCTTCAAAATCTAGTAAGTGATCCTACAGATGATTTAAATAGAGTATCTGTTCAGGATGAAGAGAATAAAACTAAAGAAGCCATACGCAAAATACTGGCAGGAAGTAAAGTAGCAAAAGACAAATCAAATGCAGAGTTTCAAAGGCTATTACAAACACTATCTCAAGCACTCTATCACGGACAATAAAAGGATTAATAATGGGTATTTTTGATAATGTTGGCTCAGAACAAGCTGATTTAGAGGCATTGGATAATTTTACTAAAGCTATTAATAAAGTTGATACAGTTGCTGCTGCAACCGCAGCTAAGAGAGCTAAATTACAGAAACAAGAGGATCTGTATAAACAACAACAATTAGATAAGATGGATAGTGTAGAGAAATCTGGTATTGGTGAAGCCTACAATAAAGTAGTTAGTGGACTTTCTAATGTAGCAGATATGGGTATACAAAGTGCTTTATTTGCTCCTGGCCTTGCAATACAAAATCTACGCATTGATCCTACAGAGCAAGAGTATTTTAATAAACAGGTAAAACATACTAAGCTTGTTAATGCTCTTAATGCAGCACTTAAATATAAACGGAATCCTAATGTAAACGCATATATCAAAAACCTACAAGAAGCAGTTAAGAAGACTGAATTAACTCCTGGTGAAAATAGAATATTAAACATAAATGAAGGGATGTTTGGACAAACTCCTGCTGAAATAATTAGTAATCGTGACAGTGTTCAAAAGATTTCAAATAATGTATCTGACTTTTTATCAGGTCCTACTATAGACACTACAGATATGGATGCTGCTGCAGCTACTGCAGCACCATTTTTTGACAGTATTATAGATCCTGCATTAGAAGACAGTCATAAGGATTTCTCTAAAGCCAATGATGCAGGATTATCTGTTGAGGGAGCTAAACAGGCTTTATTTGGTTTGGGTAATCTTACTTTAGCAGGTGTTGCTGGATTAGGTGCAATAGTTAGAGCTGCCAAAGAACATCCTAAAGGAGCATTTGATACTGCATTAGTATCTGGACCTGCTTCGGTTGCTGCTGCAATAAATCCTGAAGCTTTAATAGCAGCAACTGCTCTAAGTAATCAGAATAGGGATATTCAGCAATTTAGAAAGAATCATGACAATGCACAGCCAAGCTTAACTGATCAATTAAAGATTGCTGGATCTGCTGGATTACAAGCCGTTTTAGATGTTGGTGCTGATAGGGTTGCTCTTGCTCCCGTACTGACAGCTGCAGAGAAGGTACAAAGAGCAAAAAAACTTAAAAAATTAATAGAAGCAAGGAAAAAAGGAAAATCAAGAGAAGCATTTAAAGAAAATAAATTAAATAAAGCAAATGCATCAACACATACTTTAAAAGGTGATGTAGCACATACTCTTGCAGCTATTCCTGAATCTGTGCTTACTGAAGCAGGTGCTGAAGGGGTAATTGAGGCACTTAGACAATATAGTACTGATAGTAAGCCTGACGGTAAAAAGATATTTGAGAATGTCATAATGGGTGGTTTAGGCGGTCTTGCTACTACTACTTCATTACAGACTGTAACGGATGCTCCTTCTCTTGCTGTGCACACAATAAAGAGTACCCCTGTTGGTGCTCGTAAAGTAGCAAAAGGTATCTCTGATATTGCTAGTAAAATAGCAAATACAGATAGAGGTAAAAAAATTAAAAATAATTTATCTAAAGCTTCTAAACAAGTAGTTGATACTGCTAAAACAGCCTCAGAAAATATACAAAGTAAAAATAATCCTTTACATGAGATTGATAGTATCTTGTCTGATGAGAGTATCGCTAATAGATCCTCTACTCAGGATCATAAAGATAAAACAGTTCATCAATTAAATGATGCATTTAAAAATTTACGAACTTCTCGTAAAGAAGCCATAGATAAAATTACTGATCCAGAGAAATTAGCTGCTTTTCAAAAAGAAGACATTAAATTACTCGGTCAAGCAGTAAATAAAATCAATACATATAAGCAAAGTATTTCAAATACCAAGGAAGAAACTGATAATGATATTGCTGATGTAGTACAAGCTGAAGAGTCAACTCCTGAAGTTCAGGATAAGGTACAGCGGGTATACAACTCTATTAAAACTAATCCAGATTCTATTTCTGTTAAACAAGCTGAGCAGTTAAGTAAGAGTAAAGCATTATCTACAAAACAGAAAAAACAAATCAGATTGTTTGCTAATACATCTAAAGCAATCGGTTCTTTGCGTAATGAGGTTAGTAAGATACAGCGTAAATCAATAGATCAAGTACATTCTGAAGTAGTTGATGGGGGTGGTAAGAAACCAGGTATTAGAGAATTTATTTCTAGGATTCATGATGCTCTATCAAATGACGATACTACTGATGCAAATAGTGTACTTGCAGCACTAGCTAAATTTACTAATGCACATCAAAATAAAACCAAGAAATTTAAACAAGCTTTTGCTTTGGCTCGTGCACCAAAAAGTAATAAGAATGCTAAAAAACTTGAAGCTCTAAATAAAGAACTAACCTCTAAATATGGATCTGAAGATAGGCCTGTTGACATACATAAGGGTTCTGGCAATTTAATTTCAATTCTCAATAGAGAATCTGCAGCTTTAAAAGCTGCATTAAATGAGGCTAAGAATCTAGTAGATTCTGCACAAGTTCCTGAAGAAGGATTTGGATTAAATGATAATGTAGAATCTACAATACAAGAAAAACCATCTGAAGAGCCAACTAAAGAGGCTGAAAATACTAAAGCTGAAGAACCAAAAACTAAAGATACTAAAATTGAGGAACCGAAACCTAAGGATACTAAGGCTGAGGATGCTAAAGCTGAAAAATCAATAGCTAATGAACCAAAAGCTGAAGAGCCTTCTAAAAAAGAAGAGAATGTTAAAGAAACACCTTCTGTTGAAAATGCTTCTACTATTGAGCAATCTACAAATAATGTAGATCCTCGTGAGGAGGCCATAAACAGCATTAAAGAAGCTGTGCAAGGCAAAGACATATCTACACTAAAAGGTGAGACTAAAAAGACAGCTCAGGCTGTTTTAGACGGTAAAGCTCCTAAAAGTAAATTAACTGTTGCTCAGTTAGGCAGAATCCATAAAAAAATAACCAAGCTTCCTGTTGCAGAGAAACAAGAAACTGAGTCTAAGCCTCAAAATGAGGAAGATAAAGTAACTGAAGCACCAGTTGAAAATAATAAGAAAAAGGATATACCTAAAAAACCCAATAAGAGTAATGAAAAATCTGTGGATAATTTTGCAGATATAGGAGAATTGCTCAATGAGGATACATCTAATACTAAAGAAGATATTGTCTTAAATACGGATGAAGATGTTACTCAGCAAACTGAAGAAACTGAGCCTAAGCATGAGATTAAAAATAATAAGGAATATAATTTATCAAATGAATTGATGGATTCTCCTATTCAAGATGGGTGGGTAAAAACTCTTTTTACGTCTACAAATGAAAAAGGAAATAATAAAAATCCTCTACAATTCATCCCAGATTTTTTCTCACAATTAGTAGATCAAAATAGATCTAAAGAATTAACAGATTTTTTGCATAGTTTGAATGAATCTGAAAGGGAGAGTTTAAGGGATTTAACTAAATTTGTTAGAACTTTTATTAGAAAGTTTAATCAAGATATCTACAATCAAAGGGAGAGCTTTCTTACTTCTGATCTGGTTCAATATTTTGCTAAAAAAGATGGTACTCTTCCTGAGAACCTTATAGCTGCTATAGCAATAGAAGCTTACAATTTCTTGGATTCTTCTAGCCGTCAAGAGTTTGCTCCAAATTCTGTCATTAATGCCATGCTGTCTAGAGATAAGAAACAAAAAGTTACTAGATACGCTAGAGAGCAGCTAACTCATGGCGGTCATGGTAAAATGTTATTAGCAGACATTTTAGGATCGAATATAAGAAAAATGTTAAGGATTGCTGTCAATCCAGTTAACAATATTGGTAGTAATGTTCTACCAGATTTGCATAGTTCTTTAGGATTATATGCTATTCATACTATGGATGCTCTTGGACTTATTCAGATTACGTCTTTTGATAGAGCAGAATCTGAAAGACTCCTTAATGAAGAGTTTGGTGATAAAAAAGATGAGTACAAAGGTAGAATTAAAAATAGAGCATTACTTACGATTATTAATCCAATAATACCTATTGCAGATAAAATAAAGGACGTAACTAAAGAGCATGGTAATACTGCTAAGAAGTTATTCGGTGCTCATCACTATACTCAATTTCCTTCATTTAAACCCCCTACTTCGGTATCTAATGTAATTAAGGGAACTTTTCAAAAAGTCCCTAAATTTGTACAAGAAGCTTTACTTGCTCATTCAAAGAATCCAAACACGATAGTTAAAGGCCATCATGAAGTCTTTAATAGCTTAACTAGGGAACAACAAGAAGAAGCAGTGGGAGTTAATAAGGACATAGAGAATACTGTGCTTATTGATGATAGGGATGCTGCTAAAGCTAAAAACCAAGATTTAATTAGGGATGTGGATAATTATTATGAATTTATAGATTCTATGGAAGGAGATCTAAGTAAACCTTTTTATTATAATTTTACAGTCATTAAGACTTTTAGATCTTTTATTAATTCTAATGGAATCAACCCATTAAATTCTAAGGTACATAGGCATCTAGTTGGTAATCCTAACTGGGTTAGTAGAATTGATACTGAAAATGAACGTCAACAATTCTTCTTAGGAGTCGCTGAAGCACTTGGTATCAAGACAGTAGGTAGAGATATTGCTACCTATATTGCAGAGGTTAAAGAGTTAATAAAAACTCCTGAAATAGCTAATGCTATTGAAGCTATAAAATTCCAAAAAAGTCATGAACCTACTGATGAATCCAAACAAAATATTGCTATTGGTATAAAGGCAGGTAAAAAGAACTTATTGTCATTAGCTGGATTGGTTGCTATGGCGGATTATAAAGCAAATGAAGCTTTTGACACTACTCTTACTAGAGAAGCTGATGGAATAAATAATGGAGTAGCTATTGGTACTATGCAATTACTCACTTCAAATGGTGAGGGCAATACTACTGATTTTGCAGATCTGGAAGCAAGATTAAATAGAGTAGGAATGTTTACTGACAAATCTTCAGAGAATGATATGGAGACTTGGAGGAAAGGCATAGGTAATTATGATACCTATGAAGATGCTGCTATTCCTTGGGAAGATACAGTATTAGGAATCTTGGCTCATGCTACTAAACCATTAGAAGATTCTCAAAAAGAAAATAATAGACAGGCTGCAGAAAAAGTATCTATAGAGACTTTTCAAAAGAGTCCTACAGCTACAAAATTTGTTAATAAATTTTTGAAAAATTACAGCAACGCTGCTGGTAGAATACGTAGTTTATATGGAATTATTGGCTCATTCACCACTACAGAAGACGGAGTTACTGCAGTTAATTCCTTGGCTCGAAAGCTAGTTAAGTACCCTTTAATGGTATTTAACTATGGTTCAGGCATCCCTTCAATTATTAAGGGATTGTCTGGCGAATTTGTAGATTCAATTAAAGAAGATGTAACCACTGCTATTAATAATAATGATACTGCAAGATTGCAATTTCTCAGTAAACACTTATCTATAGTTTTAAATAAACCTATTAATTTGTTATCTGAAAATCCTATAGATTTCTCCTTTAAGCCTTATGAGACAGAGCTTGCTCGGATTATTGGCGGGACTTACGGTGCTGCTTTATCAGCAACTTTAGAAAGTAAATTTGGAGATTTTATTCGTAAGAGAACTCTTGCAAATAATGCAATGAATCTTGCTTTTGAAATATTCAATACTGTCTATACAACCCGTGTTAAACGGGCTCAAGATTCTAAGATTGCCAAAGGTATTGCAGATGCAGAAAAACGTCTAGGACGTCCTCTCACGAAGGAAGAGACTCTAAAATATGGACAACGGTTAACCCAGTTCCGTTTAGATAGTATAGCAAAAGAGTTATATGACATTATGCCCCTCTTTAGACATATATTCTCTGAAGGGTTTGAGGACAGTAATGTTGCAATGAAATATGGCAAAGAGCGGGATGATACTAGAGAACACGGTGCGTCTATTAAGTTTAAAAACTATACAATACACGGATCAAAAAGCTCTACAGTTGGGGGTACTCATAGGATATTTAGAGCTCCAGGAGTCTCTGCTTTAATTGGTGGAATCCAAGGACTTGATGCAGCTAATATTTACTCAATAATATCTCGACATCGAGTTTTATCTACACATGATGCTATTACTACAGGAATCAAAGATTTCTATGAAGCTACAAATTCTCTTAATGAAGCCATGAATGATAATATGATTAATTACTCTTATTTTGATGAAGTCAATACGACTTTAAAAAGAGTTCTTAAAGAAATAGAGAAATACAGTAAACAGGATAATGTTGATTATCTACAGCATGTAAAATTACTTCTTAATAGAAAAGACGGTTTCTCATTACAGAATTATCAAATAGGGGAAGATTTTCAAACCTATAACAGTATTAATGCATTTCTTAAAGATTTTAATGCAGCTCATGAAGCCATTGTAAGAGATAAAATTGAACTAGATGCTTCATATACTGTATCAGGTAATTATGATGCTGTAGGGCAGCGTGGTAATTATCAGACTACTCATTTCAAAGAACTGGTAGATGATGTTGAGCAAGATTTTAATAATCCTGATCAATTTGATAAGACAGTTAAAGATATGTTAGCTGAAGTATCTGAGGAGCTAAATAGAACTTATCAATCCTCTCCAGAGGCAATAGATATTGATTCTTTTAAATCTACTGAACCAGATAGTGAAGTAAAACCTGAAGATGCATTACATACTTTTCATGATATGGGTAAAAGAGATGTCCAATTGGGCAACGTATTATCTAATGAACATCAGCAGCATTTAATTAGCTTATTAAGATCCTTAATAGTAAAAAATATGCAGCCCATTATTTTAAAGCTTCGTAAACAAGGAGTCTTCAATTACGGGGTTACAACTATTGATAAGGTTTATATTAATCAAGCCAGTTCAACAGTAAATGATGGCTCTGTAATGACTATGCAGGAAACCTTTGTACATGAATTGGTTCATCATATTATTGCTCATTTAGATGATAGAGAAAATTATGAGGTGAAAAAGGAATTTGAGTCTTTATACAATTCAGTTAAAGAGTTGATTACTACTAAATATGGCAAAGGCAAAGAACATGAGTTGTTTTTAGAAGATCCTGCTACGGCTACAGATGCTCAAATAGAATCAGCTAAAAATTCTTGGGATCATATGTTTAATAGTCCTGAAGTGACTACTCAAACTAAGGTAGATCCTATTACTGGTCAGGTAGTAAAGACTTACTTTAATAATCAATTGTCAGAATTTATTACTATGGGTCTAACAAATGAGAAGCTTTCTAATCTTTTAAGTGAATTGACAATTAAACCTGTCAAAGCTAAGACTAAATTAGACTCCGCTAAATCTATACTTGTTAAACTATATAATAAATTGTTAGACATATTTTTAGTTAGAGCCAGTAATTCTAAAAATATTGCTGCAGATGCAGAATTAATGCGTTTAGTAAATAATCTTGTTGATGTGAATGAACGACATAAAGATCTTGTTTATAAAGGATTCAATTTTAATCAAGGCATGAATACTGCTGCTACTAAAGCATTGACTTTTGCTATTGTGAAACCCCTCACAGTCATCATAAACACAGCTTCTGGGCAAAAAGTATCTAAGACAGTACAAACCCTAGGGAATACTGCAAAATTTGCTACACAGACATCCTATAAAGGATTTAGAAAAGCCTTGTTTAAGGTATTTGATAGATTAGGTATGGCTGAGCAAAGTATGATTAGGGGCTTATATACAGAAATTGAAGTGAATAATCCTGATATTCGTGCTTATGATAATAAGCAGAGAGTCAGTAATATGATTTTGGACAATGCCAGGAATCAAACAAAGAGTGCTATTAAAGAATACCTGACTAATGCTTTTGATAATATTACTAAGGAAGAGAGTAACTCCATTACTGCTGCAGGTTTGATGACTAATATTCAGCATTTATTTACTGAGGATTTCTCAAACTGGTCAGATGTTTTGCAGAATATGACTAATAGGGCAAAATCCTTTAAAAATATTAATTCTGCTAAAGCCCAATTAATTAAAAAATATGGATCAAGAGTTGGAAATTATTTCTTTAAACATGCAGTGAGCTTAGGTCAGCAAATGGCTACAGGAGATCATTCAGAACACAATGGTATGTTTAATGCTACCAGTATTATTAATTTTGCTGGGGTACACCCCTTAGACAGGCCTAAGAGATCTATATCTGATCCAGATGCTGCTATAAAACTGATAGATGATATTGCTACGTTAACTGCTATTAGGCATACAGATCCCAAGCATGTTAAAGCATTCGCTGATCTAATAAATAAAGAATTTAGTAAGGATCCTATAGATAATGGAGTAGCTGTTTCTCTCAGATTGCATAGAGATTTGATGGAACAGACATTAGCTAGGAATTTTAATGGACAGGCTGGTTTAGTTAGAACAGGGTTTATTAAAGATATTTTTGGTAAAACTGTAGATACTAAAATCGCAACTGAAGAGGAAGGTGAAGCACTTATTAAACGAGGATATGTAAAATTACATGAATTATCTAGAGATCCTACAATAGATCCTGGTAAACCGTTATTTGTATACAAATCTAACACCAGTCAAAAAATTGCTTGGAATAGCGGCGGTATGTCTCTTATTTCTAATAAATCTGCAGGTATTAATTTAGTAGATATCTTTACTAAACAAGGCAGTCATAGTGCATTTATGGATGCTGTAACTATGCATCAACAAATAGAAGCTAAAAAGAGAGCCATTGTTAGAAGACAATTCAGTTCATCCAAGACTGCAGATGCTACTAATAAATTAGATATTATTATTGATGGCGATTTTAATGTTACTGGGTATAGATACTTACCAAACAATAAAACCAAGGATGAATTATTAAATCGTAATTTATCTTTTGAGGAAGTTATGTCTGGTATGGCTGCTGATATTAAAGTCAAGACTGCAACGGAATCCATAAACAATGAGTTTATTGGTTTAATGCATGAAGACTTCATAGAAAATGGAGCAAAGAATAGTACAGAGTTTGTTACTATAGGTCCTAAAGCTGATACACAAGAGCGTAGAGACTATTATAATATGCTTCCTGATGAGGCTAAACAGGAAATTAAAAGAGTCTGGGGAACACACTCTATGTATGTCCGTAAGGATGCAGTGAATATTGTATTTGGTTACAGAAAATTCTCTTTATCTAACTGGGCACATTCTAGAGTTGAACAGCAAACCATACATACAAAAGTTGTAGATAGAGCTTTAGATACTTTTGCTAAATTAATTGCTAGACCTGGTGCTACTAAAGCTGAAAATGTATGGCTTGATGTAGCTAAAGCAGTTAAAGATACGATTGTTATTAAAACTGGTGAAGTATTTGTGGATAACGTGTTGAGTAATAATACTCTCTTATGGTTTAAAGGATTATCTCGTAAAGAGATTGTTAGGGATCAAGATTTAGGCTATAGAGCTATTGTTGATTTAGTGAGGGACAAGCGTGAGCTTAAACAGCTTCAGCTAGATATTGAGATTAAGAGGGGATTGAAGGATAAGTCAGCTATTAAGAATAGAATTGCTATGCTGAAATCCAATATATCTAGTAATCCAATGGAAGAGTTGATTGAACAGGCAGCATTCTCAACTATTATTGAAGATATATCTGGATTAGAGGTAGATGATTCGGGTAATCGTACTGAGCTAGAAGAACTTACAAAAGGTATAACAGATAAGTTACCTAAATTTGCAAATACAGCTGCTGATGTTCTTTTAATTAAACACAGTACAGAACTATACAAGCAGCTTAAACACTTAACTGAAGTAAGTGATTTAGTCTCTAAATTTGCTTTACATAAATATAATATGAAAAATGGCATGGATAAGGCAGAATCCATACAAGATATCAATGCCACATTCATTAATTATGATCGTCCTACTAGCAAAGTTTTACAGTATCTTAATGATGTTGATGCTGTGATGTTTACTAAATATTCTTTGAGAATATTGAATGTTTTAAAGACCGTATTAGTGAATGCTCCAAGTAGGTTTATGGCTCTACTTATGTTGGAAGAGGTACTTAATGTTAATGTACCTGATCCATATGACTCTGCTACATCAGTCATGTATAAAGTTAATCTTAATCCACTAGATGTTATGTCTAAAGGACTGGATACTGGAACCATAAACCTACTAGAAGGAGTATTCTAATCGTCGTGCATTTCTACATATTCTTTTGCTATGAAAATTGCAATAATTACTAGCAAAATAATTAGTATCACTCCGGATATGATGGGTATAACAAATAGTCCTGCTACAATTAACAGGGCTATTACCCCTATCTGGATATGCTTTATGAGGTTACTAAGCATTACCGAACAACTGTAATTCTTCTGGCTGTTCCTGCTCTACAACTTCTTGTATGACTTCCTCACTATCTACTGCTTTTTGTAATACTTTTTCTTCAATGTCTTTATTATCACCACTCTCTCTATTCTTTAGAGTTCCTTTTGGTAAAATCTCAATAGTTGCTGCATTCCCATTCTTTCTTCCTGCAATAAGGTTTACCTCAATATCTGAGCCATCAAGATTAATCCCTTGGTTTGATACATATTCAATTAACGCTTGTTCAATCTCTACTTCAATTAATTCAATTTTCATATTATTCCTTCATAGTTTGTATTTTGTATATCATTTATTGTGTGTTGTAAATTATTTGTAATAATATATGAATCATACGCAATAGCTGCTTCTATTGCAGTTACATAGCTACCTATCCATATTTTTTTATTATTTACTTTTATCTCTGCTGCAAATTTATTTCTGTTTTTTACCCAGTTAACTCCTCTATATCCTGATGTATTAGTACTACGTAGTTTTACAGTATTTTGTGCTTGTAAAGCTGCAGTAGCCCATCTACAATTATTTGGATAATAACCTTCTTTTCCATTTATCCTATCTATAGATAGTGTTGATTTGTATCCATTATTAATTGCCCAATTTTGAAAAACTTCAAATGAGTTTTTCCAACTATCACATACATTTATATTATTATTTGTGTAGTTTTCATGAGATTTATGTTTATTTACTCTCTGTTCACATCTATTTTTCATATTTCGCCAAATATTATATAAACGTGTTCCAGTTTTTCCATGAGTTCGTGCAACACTTTTAGCACATGAAGCACATTTTGATGTTAATAGAGCTTTAGTTATTCTTTTTTCAAATGTTTTTCCGCATGTACATTTATATAATCCAAATTTATATCTTCTTGTTTTATTATTAGTTGGATATCTCATTCCTAATATTTCTATTAATTCCATAGTAGTCTTCCTATTAAGGACTTTAATTATAGCTCACTATGATACCTTAACCTAGCAAAATGACTAATAGCTAAAGAATCACTGCGGCCATCTAATAATCCACCTCTAGCTCCATAAATATTTACATGGGGGTAAAGTTTGTTACAAATACTTGCAACTTCTTTTTTAATCTCCTTACCTTTCTTTTTGACACCTAAATATTTTTGCCAAACTTTGGGAGCAACTTTGTCTACACTTATTCCTTGACATTGTACTATTCCTGTAATGTTTCCAGTATTATAGCCAAAATTAAAGTTACTTTTAGCAGATACTCCGAATATGCTGTGAACATCTTCTATCATACAAATGGGCACATTATATTGGTTTAATATTTCTCTTAACCACTCCCCAAGTAAATAGGGAGCATATGTAGTATCTTTAAACGCAACTTGCCCAGTTTCAGGAATCAATAGACATACAGCGCCCTTGATTCCTGGATCTATGCCCAATATTGCTACCTCTTTATTCATTAGCTGAATAGAGGTGTTAATGGTTCTGAATTTCCTGTATTACCTTGTTTAGGGGCTCCTTTAGCTACTCCTACTTTAGGTGATACGGTTTTATCTATCTCATCATTCCCATATTTCTCTTTCCATTTTTCAATAAATTCTGGAATATCTTGTCCAGCTGCTAACTCGGCTAGAGTAAATCCATCTTCATTGAAGCCTTTATGAATTTCATTGATATTTTGAAATTCTGGTCCTGGAACCCAATTACCTGAATCATCCTTAACATTTTTATTTTGTTTGATGTTATGGACTCCTACTTTTAATTTTGCATTCAGTAATCCAGTAATTACAGGGACTTTAGTTGGTATTTCTGCCTTAGCATCAAAATTCCAAATTTTAATTACCTTCTCTTCGGCATTTCGTAATAATGCAATCAATTCTTCTTTTGTACCTAGTTCACATAAGCTATTAACTTGGCTATACCCAGGTAAGGTTCTCTGATCGCCTGTTTTCTTGTCAGTGTAATAGGGCTTACCTTCCCTATTGGAAATGTAAATGGTTTGCTTAATGGCTTGTCCAGTGTCCGTTTTGAGGGTTAGATTTACTGCATCTGCTCCTCCTTTAGATTTACTCATATAAGCCATTTCCACTANTACATCATAAATGCCTGTGGGGACTAGGAATCCTCCTCCTAAACTGTCTTTTTCTAC